CACCTGTTGTTACTGATATAAGCTCACCAGCTCCACCCGCTCCGCCCGCGAATGTTATGTCACCTGCATTGCCACCTACACCAGTACCAGCGCTTGCTCCTCCTGCACCTGTCTGAATGGTAGCTCCACCAGAAGCGGTTTCCGTTGCTCCTGTTACTGAAGCTGCGTTAAATCCCGTAACTCCCATATTAATGTCTATTGAAAGAGCATTAAGTTGGATTGCTGTTGATAATGCATTACCGATAGTAGTAGTTCTTGCAGTAGCGCTTGTAGAGATATTAACTGCTCCTGTATCTGCATCTGTGGCAATTCCAATTAGGCCACCAGATGAATCTACGGTAAAATTACCTGTGGCTTGAATATCAGTAGTAGTGGTACTTGCAATTACTATGGTAGCACCGGAATTTACTGTTAGACCAGAAGCACCGGCATTAATATCAAGCAACGCCGAATCCATTTGTATTTCAGTCGTTCCTGTAATATTACCAAGAGTCATTTTGGTTACTGGATTAGTGATTCCAAAACTCATCGACCCCGCGGTAGTTCCTGCAGTTCCTATTTCCCAAGTGATGTTACCAGAATTAGCAGCAGTAGCATTTCCAGACGCGAATGATAGAGTTCCAGAGTTTCCAGCTGTAGCGATTCCAGAGTAGACATTTACTCCTCCAGTATTGCCTCCTCCAGCATCACTAGATATACCAGAACCTACATTAACTACGGCAGATATTCCCGCTGCTCCAGTAGCTGCACCTGATTCTAGAGTGAAGAGTCCTGAAGTACCTGTATCAGACCCACCTGTTGTTACTGATATAAGCTCACCAGCTCCACCTGATATTGTAGCTCCAGCAATGACAATTGCGCCACCATTAATAGCTATATCACCAGTACCTGACTGTAATAACAATGCCGATCCAGCTACCGTATTACCGACTGTAACCAAAGGAGCTCTTGTGGCTCCTACTGTGATACTTCCTACGGTGGTTCCGGCGGCACCAGCTACCAGATCAATGTCACCCGAATCTCCGGCAGTAGCTGCTCCTGACGCAATTGAAATTGGACCTGAGTTACCGAATGTAGCAATTCCAGAGTAGACATTTACTCCTCCAGTATTGCCTCCTCCAGCATCACTAGATATACCTGATCCCAAGTTTACAGCGGCGGAGATACCAGCTAAGCCAGTTGCGGCACCCGACTCTAATGTTAAAAGTCCTGATGTATCTGTAGTAGTGCTTCCGGTAGTCAATGACATAAGACCACCTACAGCTGTTGCTCCTGGACCTCCGGTCGCTACAATACTTGTTGAAGCTCCCGTAGAATTAAGCCTCACTCCTCCGTGACCGTCTAGCGTTAATATTCCCACTTCGCAATCTACAAGCAACTTACCTGCGGTCGTCTTAACTGCTGAGTTACCCCCACCAAATACGTTAATTCCTCCTGCGGTAGCTTCTAGATGCACAGCACCAGTAGCACCATTAGCCGTTCCTAGAGTGTTAACCACTCTAATGGTTTCGGTAGTCCCCACATTAGTAGTTATAGCAATAGCACTTGCGACATTATCTTTACTAGAGATCAGAACCTGACCCCCAGCAATATCAACATTCTTCGCCGCAGCACAATCAATATTTACTCCACCAACTGTGGACGTAATCGTAACTGCGGATTCACTTGTTCCCTTGGTATTTGTGACTATGATAGTCTCTGATGTACCTGTATTGGTGGTTAGTGTTAATGCGGCCGCGATGTCGTGTTCGGCCTCCATTGCTATTTGCCCCGCATTAATATGAATATCCTTGTCAGCGGGTGCGTCTATATCAATATCTCCAGCTGATGTTATTATTTTAATAGCATCTGTGCCTGTGCCTGAAGAAGTAAATATGAGACTCGAATCAGTAGCTCCGGTTATAGCAAAAGTTAAATCCTGGTTAGCTGCTGCTGACGCAATTGTGAAGTTACTTGCAGTTACTGCGTCCAATGATATGCCTGTACCAGCATCGACAGTTACTGCACCACTTGCATTAAGATCTATCAATGCTGTATCTACTTGAAACTTAACAGAAGCGCCCATTATCACAGTAGATTCTTGAATACTCAGATGATCTGCGTCATAGTTCCGAATTAAGGCTCCGTGACTAAATCTAATATCTGCTGTGGAACATGTTTTAGATGAGCCTGTTGACATCATATCAATGGCGTAATCATGCGTCTCCACAGAAAAGTCAAGGACATCTACCACCAATCCACCTGTGAAACTATTATCACCCGTCCAAGCATTGTCTGCCGCTAACATAGTAGCTATCCACGAAGTACCAGAATCATCTACGTACTTCTTATTAGAGAATTGATAATCTGTTGTTGGTGCGGTAGACGGTGATACTGGAAAAGAACCAAAGGTTTTGACTCCCGTTGATGATTGATCTCCAGTTAACGCTAAAAGTCCCGCACTATTGGGTGTTGAGTTATTCCACGTAGTTCCATTCGCAACGATCACATGACCATTAGTAGGTGTGTGAGTCGCAATTACTATTCCCTCTTCCATTGCGTCTCCGGCCGCATTCACTTTATAATATGCGTGAGGAGTTACAAAGGCTGCTGGAGTATCGGTCAATGCCAACAACGTAGTCGGAGTTACTCCGGGTTGGAAGTCGCACAAAAGCTCTGTTCCCTGATTCACTAGAAAGGTATTTACCCCAGTGGTATCTGTATCCCTAAATGTGGATCCACGTAAATATCCTGCGGTGTGATAAGTAGGAGCATCATCTCCATACGCCTCGTGGATATGGCCATCTTTACCACGAGATTTCACATATACACTTTCACTCCCTACAATAGTTGGGGATACATCTGCCGGATGACCAAATTCACTAGTGTGGATTCCAATTTCTGTTACTGACATATTTCACCTCCTTTTACATGTTCGAAGTATCGAGTACGTCAATCCCGTACGGAGTAGCCGAATAAATCTTATCCCTCTCACGATATTTGTCTCCAGCCTTTTGGTGAAGAAACCCCTCAAATCTTTGTTTCTCTTCCCGCGCAAACTGGGGATTCTCTCTCTCTTTAGCTATTGCTGCCGCGTTGTCTACCACCCAAACCAACCAGTCATCCGGTATAGGTAGTGAGTCGTACAGCGATACTAGGGGAGAAATGAGTCCTCTGTGGTAGCTGAGCCTATATGTGTAACCACTGTCCGGACTTTCAACTAAAAGTAAATGACGTAACTCGTTAGTAATTGTAAGGGTATCTCCTGACGCCTGAGAGAGGATTGGTCTGTCTAGTGTCGCTAGTTTAGTACTATAAACATAGTCAGTTATCCAAGCGTCTCGTTTTCGGGTATGGTTAGTTACTTTCCATCCGTTATAGTAGTCATCTTCAAATCCTGAGAAGTTAGAAAGGTCAACTTTTGAGGTGGTAGTACTTCCGCCCGCAGCAAAAGATTCTGCTGTCAATATAGGCCCTATCTCATAGTAGTGAGTGGGTGATCCTAATGCTTTCGGTACTGGATATAAATAGTCGACTTTCTGTTGCCATTCTTTAATTAGCCGTTCACCATCACTACCTCTACGCACGATACTGATCTTCGATATACAGTTGTACGGAAGTAGAAGTGACCGACTAACAACTTTACTGTCTGCGGCATATGAGTTACTTAATGGTGGATGTATTGTAATCGTCGTTCCTGACATACTCACGATACGAGTTTCCTCAATATTTGAATCATCAGTAATGACTATTGACATTCCCGGAAGAAGTCCGGCAGCATCATCTACAACAACTGCTGTGGTTGAAGATGTACTAGCAAGTGCTGTATATGAGTTCGAAAGCCACACATCACTTTTTAACCAAACCCACGGAGTTTGGATGTACAACCTATGCAATGTTCGGTTGATCTTGGCAGTAGCATCATCATCATCAAATTTCGATTGAGTTCTTGATTCTCCAATTTTATCGAAAAACAGGTCGATCATTTCATCTAATGTCATATACTACCTCCCTCCACGTAAATTCGATCTGCGAGAGTCTTATCTTGGCACTTCTCGCACACAAGCAGGTTCGGGTGCACTGGGTCCTGATCTAATTCCTGCTTGTAATATGTGAATCCGCAACGATCACAATCGTACTTCTCACCTTTGTACCATCCAGGTAAAGGTTTCACTGTTCATACACCACCAACGTAGCTCCCGTACCAGATACTACCACATAAACTCCTGTAAGTGCTTCTGTAGGTAGTATTAGACGATCAGAGTCCTTGGTGACCGCAGCCAAAGAATATAATAGTATTCCACTAGCGGAAGTACCGTCGTATACTTGAGCTGTAGCATCATCACTTGCGCCGGGTCCAGCATTTAAATGTACTCCACCAATAGTCATCGGTATTGTACTAACTTGAGTAGTTCCTGTTGTCGCTGTGTGCGGAGTCATTTTGGACCTCCCTTCAGAAAGTATCCGACAAAAAAGTTGACGATTGAGGCGACTACGATCATTAGCATTGCTTGCCACGATTTCATTGACGCCTTCTGATTCTCCGATAACTGATCAACTTTTTCTCGATACGCGGCGCACGTGTGACCAGCCACCGTTGACTCCTTTCTGAGTTCTTTTACGTCAATCTTGATTTCTCTCACATCTTCTTCTATCGATCTGATTGATGATGCAAGACCATTACGAACTGGTTCCGACATACACTCCCCTCCAATCCAAATAGCCACAACAAAATCTCATTGTTGATTTGAATTTCAGGTCTCCTGTGTCGAAGTCGGTATCTGACGCGGTATCGATTGCTCTGCGCCAGAAGAATTTGAGTTGTAATAACCGTTTCTCGGATAACAAGAACCACTGAGCCGTATCGGTTAGATAATTCCACACAAAGATGTCCAGGTTGTCCTGTTGTAACGCGTTCAGCGTATTATCTGATACATACGGCATTTTCGGAGTTCTCAATACCTCATATGCTTTGTGGCGCAAATCTGTGGGAACGACAAGGCTTTTGGCTGGAGTCAGGACGCGCCTTCCTTCCGTTCCTACAGTTTTATCCAGATTCAATACACCCGCTTTCAACGTGGTGTAACTCAATACTGCTGCTGCCGCAGATCTGTTTGATGCACTTCCTCCGGTGCGAATAATGGGATGATCGGTAGCCCCCAATGATTTGCGGTCCGGTCCTGTATCTGACAAGCACGTATTGAAAGGTACAGCGGCGTGGTATTCAACGGTTTGCTGCCCCGATATTGACATTGCGCTTGGCATTCTGCTGATCGTTCCGTATCTCTGATCTTCCCAAGCTTCTCTGGTTACACGGAAACCGAGGGAGTATGCCTTGTGTTCGTATTCCTTCTGATATCCCTCATCCGGAGTGTCATATGAAATTCCTCCACCCTCAGACTTCTCTACGAACATACCAAAACCACTCATATATGCTTCCGTTTCCTTGTCATACTTGGATCCGAGCACATTGAAGATTCTGGTATACTGTGTTGGTGTCTCGCTTAACCACATGAAATACAGATGTCGTAGACCTGGAGTCAATTCCAGGTCAATATTTGATCTTCCTATTCTCATAGTTTCACCTCACTAAATTACAATTTGCCTCTTGGCTGGGGCAATCACATAATCCACATGACCGTAGGTATCACCGATTTCTTCTATACCTCCCGGATAAGTTCCTAGAGGGAACTTGAGAATGGAACAGATTGCGTTTCCGGAGTCATACTTGTTAACGTGGAAATAGGTTCCTACCAAACTGATTCCATATGCCATACCGATATCGGTATATGCAGTTACACTACTTGTAGGATAGTCATTACTCTGATAAATGTTGGATCTGAAAATAGTATCTGGACCCGCCAAATAGAACTCCATCCAAGTGTCTACCGTTCCGGATGCGTCACTTTTGGCAATTCCTACAATGGATCCCGATTCTCCATTAGTAGCAATTACTAGTTGCCTACTTCCGTCAAGCTTTAGAAAATTACCTCTTACCCAAGATTGACCGGCAGCTTCTTGAGCAATCATTATTGGAGCAGGTGCTCCAGATAATGTACCTACACACCGTGTACGTTCCTTATCGTGGGTCATCAGCAGTTACCTCCTTTGCTCCTTGATATATTGTTTGTTCCTCGTGAACTTCCTTTACCATATCGTCCACGCCGTGATAATCTAGGATTTTACCTCCATCCTCTTGAAATATCGGATGACAATCCCTATAATCCTTACCCATTTTAGGCCTCTTACCCAAATTAGCTTCCGCAACCATGGTTGCTTGAGCCGCTCTTGAACTGGTGACAGCCATTGATTCATAGTATTTACGTCTGAGATTGACTTTCCTCCTAGATGCCCGACATAATACCAGTTCGCGATACCTCTTAATGGGGTGAGTTGATTGTGGTACTAGTACGTGTTGGACCGTGGGGTCCTTATCTACTGTCCATCCGGGCTCAACTTCCTCATATAAACACCATTTGTAAGCAACGGTTTTTGATTTGGTGGGATCGTTCTCTGAATTGGTGTACACGAGACCTAATGGGTCGGTCACTGTGTGTTATCTCACCATTTCTAACGCTTCAAAAGGATCTTCTCCCTCTTCTAACGGAATGGGAATTCCTCCCACATGAACTTGAGTTACTTTCTTTCCTTCTGGAGTTACTTGCTGCCTCATATTGAGACCGCAATTCCAGCAAAACTTGGCTACCGGAGTGACATCTGCTCTACATGCTGGACACTTCATAAATTATCGCCCCCATCCTTGTTGACCCATCCGCTCCATATCGTGAATCTCATTTTGATATGCCGCCAATGGAACACCTAATCCCGTTGCTGCCGCTTGTTGTTGAGAACTCACAATAGGCATTTGGTGATCTTGATTTCTACTTATTGGAGTAAAAGGAATTCCGGGTGCTGTATTTGATTGATACGGATTCGGTTGTTGGAATTGTGTCTGTTGACCTTGTTGGAATTGTTGGAATTGTTGTGGTTGTGGTTGTGGTTGTGGCGGTTGCTGATATGGAATTTGTTGCTGTTGTGACTGATATGGAATTTGTTGCTGTTGGGGTGCTACCTGTCGTCTACTCGTTAAATGTTTTGCTAATTTCGTAGCATTTTGTAGATCCATTCCCGTATCTGCCATTATTTGTGGTACCATATTCCCTCCTGGGGTAGATATTGCTGATATCATGTCTCTGAGTTTATTATTCTCCTGACTTACAGCATCGATTTGAGTACGACTAGCCTCAAACACCGCTTGTCCCACCGTACCAATAGCAGACGCAAACTCTTGCGACATCCGATCAACATCAGCACCCATTCTAGGATCGTTCGCATCGACCAGTCTTGAAAATGCGCTCTTAAAGAATGGTGTGTACGTTTGAACCACTCCCTGAATAAAGTCTTGTTGTGGTTGTGCCGGAACATCTTGCTGTGCGGCCGGAAAAACCTGAGATACGAGATCTGGGGGTTGCTGTGGTTGCTGTGGTTGCGGTCGTTGGACTACGGGTTGACCGTATTCCGGTTGCGGTTGCGGTTGCTGTGGTTGCTGTGGTAAATTCAAGTCGATCATTGCGGCCTGGTGCTGCATATTTATCGGATTGGCCGGTTCCCTGAATGGGACTTCTTGTGGTGCTTCTTGCTGAAACCGAAGTCCGTATAATTGTTCAGCACTTTGAGTCGGTGGCGCCACTTCTGGTGGCCGACTTGGCGGAACCTGCAAATTTGGATTTTGATTCGATTGCAAGTTTTGAAACTGATTACTCATATAATTCCCTCCTGTATGTTATCTCACTTAATTCAACAGTTGATGTAACGAAGATTAATAGATCTTGAAACGCCTTTTTCCTGGCATTTGCTTCGTAGATTTCTTTTGGTGTGGTGGCTCGTAGTAGGGAGGAGGAACACGCCTGCTGTTGTTCTGCTACCCAAGTACTGATCGCTTTCCACGGACGTCCTTCCGCAAAGCCTTTCAATTCTGATCTATGTAGGTTGTCCATTTTGACCTCCTAAAAGTAAGAACGCTTCCTTGTTGGGAATATCAAATTTGTCGAGCAACCACAAAACCAATGTCGTTTGATTCACAAATGGGTGTCCAACAAGAAGCTGGAACAAGTTAATGGCTCCCTCCTTTCTGGCTGCTTCGTGCATGCGTTGCGGATCTACCCCTAACTTGAAATCAAATTCTCCCACCAAATCCCACGGATGGAGTGTTACAAATGTGGGATCTTGCGCAAACGGACTAAATTGAGGTACCATAAACTGTTGACCAAACTTTTGATTTAGACGTAAAAACCTTTTGGACAACTCCACAATTAAGTCTTGTGATAATAATTGAAAACTTAATTCAAATCTGGATCCGGCCCGCTCCGCTTTATATTGGGTTTCGGTGGCGGTCATGGATCCTTGATAAGAATCGGGCATTCCTCGAACCAGTTCAGTAGCTCCCGATCCGCTCTGGATGTCCATCTTAATTGTTGCTGCCTCTTGAAAATTGGCCGCTGTGACATCTGGATATCTAATTGGCACAATTCCTCTTGGATCGCCCAGATATCGAACAATTCCTCCCGGGCGCGGTTTCACGTCTTTCATGGTGATCAAATTGTTTGGATCTAATGCCAACATTCCGTGTTGACTTAGATCGATACCATCCGATCTTTGTGACCTTCTCAAGTTAAGTTCTTGTTGCATGTCGGCAATGGGTTGGATTGCTCCAATACCGTATAGTTTAAATGGATCCAATACGAACTTTCCCAATAAAAATGGAATTTCTTGGTATGTGTTTGGTTCCATTCTTAAGATCACTCGTTGATCGGCAATTGTAATAATTTCGTTCTTAGTATAATATGTAAGTACTTGGATTCCCTCTGTTGATGCCCGTTTTGGAATTCCGAATGGATCCGAAGCCCCAAATTCCCGATTATTCAAATCTAAATGTTCGATATTACGAAAGATTCCCGCCTTTTGCCTTTCTATCAGTGTGTGTGGAGAGAGAACCTCTTCAATGAATACGAACGGGGCATCTTCTAATGACATCAGTGTCGTGTTTCTGGCTGGATAAAAGCTGAACAAATTTATCGGTTGAATGTTCGGCGCTCCTTCCATTAAAGTCATTGGACCCATTGGAGTCATTCTCGTTATTGGTTTCACATCCCAGAAATAGTGACACACACCAGTTCCTAGCATAAATACTTGTTTGTACACCTCTATCAATTTTCTAAGAACTTGACCTTTGTCAAATTGATATTTAAGTAACGTTTCAACCGAACGAGCATTATGATAAGAATTTGGTGATCTGTGTTCTACTGTAACTATTGGCTCCTTCCGATTAAATAGTGGAAGGAGATGTTGCGGTGCGATAGATTCAATTGCCGCAAACGTTTCAGGAATCGCAATTTTGGTTCTGGTTTTAACTCTGGATCCGACCCACCGAGTTAAATACATTTGATGGTATTTTTCCCATTCAGATTCAAAGGCTTTCCTATAAGTAGCCGCAGAGTTAAAATCCCTCATTATTGACTGTACATATTTAGTTGGACTAGATTGACCCAAACCCACCATAAGTTGCCTCTTTCGTATCAGGACTGATGTATCTTGGTCTCATTAATGCTAAGTACTCCATACAATTCATTAAATGGTCATCCCGTTTTGTCGGTCGTTCTTTGGGGTTGCTCCTCAAAGCCATATCCTCGGATTTGACTTCTTCCCATCGATACTGAGCAACCTCGCGACGCCAATGATCCAGCTTATCCATTATGAACATTCCAGGCAAATGAGTGTCAGGATCGATTTGTAGTCTTTTGGTAATAATAGAAATGGCGGCTGATGCTTCATTAGAGGCAGATGCGCAGACGACACCAAATCTCTTGTACAATTGTTGTACAGTTTCGCCGGTAGTAATGGTCCGGTTTCCCGCCGAAGGATCGATAAATCTTCTAATAGAGATTCCCTTTTTGAATTCTTCTATTTCTAGTTGTCGAATACGTTCAGCGTGCCATTGTACCGGTTTTGTGTGTTTGTAGTGCTCCCGATAAAAAAACCAAGTATCTAACGGATCAATAGCCAACCACAGTGCGGCAGTGGGATTTCTAAATCCCGGATCAATCGCCATATACCGAGTCCAATGTGCTGGAATCGGAAACGGAGTACAGAAGTGTTCATCGCAAATTTGTGGATATATGAGTTCTCCACTTTTAGCAAAGAATCCTAATTCGTACTCCTTTTCCCAGTCCATCATGCTCATTCCTTGAGACGCTTCTTTAATCCATTTACGTCCTTTAGGAGTCATGGGATCCTTGTCGGGATCGGCAGTATAGTGAATAAACGCTACAGTAAACCCGTTTTGATTCTCTCTGAAGCCAATACCACGTTCCAGTTCTTTGACATTAGATTGGTTTTGTAGTTCAAATATTTTCATGACACAATTCCATATGAGGCCAAAATGTCCTCTTGTAGAGATATTTGAGCCCCAGTCTCTTTTGTTACTAAGCCTAATTTGTCATTTACAAGCATTTCAAACGTTCCAGGATTTGCAGATGACACCATGGTAAGTCTTCCTCCACCAGTAATTGTAGGTTTCGCTGCGGCAAAGGCTTGACCTACTTCCGGCATAAATGCTGCTTCATCCATAAATATACCAGATGCTGTGTGCATCCGAATTACATCCGCTCCTTTAGGAATTGCTCGAATTCTACTATGAGTTTTTTGCCATATAAGCTTACAAGTTGGAGCATATAAAATACGGGCACCGGGAGCCATCCATTCCGGCTGGTGCTGATAGATGAAATAAGCTCTTTCTACTAAATCTTCAGCATCTTCACCCTTTTTTGATTGAAAGAATTGTAATCTACCTTCCGAAAATTGTGTATCCCACAAATAAAGAGCCACAGTTAACCAAGTAATCATCATTTGACGGCTTTTAGGCATCAACATTAGTGGACGCTCCAACCACATGCGAACTAGGGGGAAAAAGTAGCTCTTTTGTGGGAACCTCTTGATTGGTGTCTTCTTGTCATGAGGATCAAACGTCCACACCCAAGTGAACAACCAATGAAGAGGGTCCCGTTTACACATTTCTATCTCGATCTTCTGCTCTGCGGGATCATTCCAGTTGACGTCTCTGTTCATATAGTCGTCGAAACTCCTCGTTAGTCATTTGGGTGTAATCAGATTTGTCATCCACAAATTCAAATTTCTGTTGATATTTTCCCGTCAACTCGAAATACAGTTTGATTGCTTTCGGGTCACGCTTCTTAACCAGGTAAAATAAAGCGTCCCAGGCTTGGGCTTCCCGTAATAGTGCGTTCTGTTGTAGCGAGTTGTGAAGTTCCTTGAAGAATTCGGGATCTTGTTCAATCCGAACCAACTCCTCCAACGGGATATCGAGAGCTTCCGCCAGAGTGTGTTGGGGTGTAGAGCAAGCGTCAGGATCTGATCTTGCCTTTAGTAAATCTTCGCGGTACATATATATATTATAACGCACTTTTGGTGTTTTGTCGAGCGTCCTACAGAATGGAAAAAAATTCCATCTGAATATTTTGGGTGCCACATTAAGACGCGAGAACCGATGATATATATACATATATATATTGGTGGTTCGGTGTACTAGATAAATTGAAAGATGAAAGGAGGTGAGAGTATGAAGATACTTAAAGTACTATTCATTATCATTCTAATCCTTATAGTATTGAATGCTGTCTGTGAGATAGCTACGTACTATATGGAAGTCACTCAAGCTGATGATGAGGTATTGAGTGAAGGAGATTTAGAAGAGATCAATGAGTCAGTAGAGTCAGAGGATTACAATAAGGATGAGAATCCTGATAATGAATAAAGGAGGTAATAGTATGACTAATGATCAAATGATTGCTACTGTGATCTTGGGATCATTAAAAGGCAAAGTTAATATGTCAGAACGCATCTTTGATGTTACGTTTGAGGTATTTGGTACAGATGTAATAATGAAGGCAACAACACCAGTAGTAGGAGAAAAACCGATAACGCTTCAAGTTCACCTGATAATTGTAACAGATGAACAGAAACATATGGAAGAGCAGATCAAATTACATCCTGAATTAGAGACTAAGTGACTCTCTGCAAGTTAAGGTAATCAAATTGATGTAAGTCCTGACTGGATAGCAGGCCTCATAAGGAGTATCATAATGGGTATATTCAACACAATAGGACGGGGCGTGTCGTTTGACAAAGTAGTCAAACAGGCCGGAATTAATCTAACATTCGCACTCAAGAACTGCCACAATGAGGCAGTAGAAGTAGATGGAAAGCTCACCGAGACTCCAGTAGGATCATTATCACCAGTAGGTAAGACTGGACAGGATATGACGAGCTGGTCCGATGACGAGGCTACTATGCGAACACTACAAGGTATTGCTGTAGCAGTAGGAGCTGAAACGAGGTTTACCAAGGTAGTGGTGAGACTGAATGCTAAAGGCAAGTACGATAGTCTAGCCTTCTACATCGACTAGAAGGTAACAAGGAGGGGAAGCTTAGGCTTCCCTTTCTTTTTGTTGAGCTGAAGCTTTTCCCAGCCCCACTCAATCACATTTAAATGTAAATGAATATGGATTAAATATAGGAGGCAACATCATGTTCAAAGAAATAGGAAACAAGTCAACATTCGGAAAATCAACAAAGCAGACAGGAGTCAAGCTTACATTTGCTTTGGGAGACGAGCCAAGTCCAGTAGGCAAAAGCTCTCAAGAGATCACAACCTGGACTGATTCCGCAGAGATCCTGAGTCTTCATCGGGGCATAATGATAGCAGTTTGGCAAGAGACTGTCTATACTAGGGCAGTAATCTATCTTGATAACGCTGGAAAGGCTACAGGATTAAGCTTCTTCATCAGCTAGATCAAACAAAAAAATAATAAAAAATTTTCCGTACGACAGAAGCATACCCTGTCCTGAGCACATATTAGTGTTGTGGATAGAGGCTAAGCACATATTATCGTAATTGAATATGGAGGTGATGATATGAACAGTTGGCTAACGCGAATCGTGACGGAAATCGCTCAAGAACTCTCTCAAGAGCGCTCAATAAACGTGAAAAAACAAGAAAAAATAGGGAGCAGATAGTGGTGAAACCCCCGGAGGTGATGATGGTGGAGAACATCGGACAGAAAAACCCCAAAATTTGATATATGATAAAATAATACTCACCACCACCACCCGACAGAAGACAAAATATAATAAAGGAAAGGACGACATAAAATAGAAAATGAAAAGAAAGGAGTAATGAAATGACGAATCAAGGACACTCAATAGGATGCATCATCACACAAGAAATGTGGGACAATCGAATAGGAGGAGAAGTATAACATGACCGAAATGACGCACAAAGAACACCAGGAACACACAAAAAAGTTATTAAAAGATGAGGCAACAAGAAACGCCGGAGTATCTCAACAAGTGCTCAACGCCAGACTCATCAATGAGCGAGCGACTCTAATTTATGTGTTGCGTGAAATCGATACTTTTTATGAAAAGGACAAAGAGTATCTGCTTGATGACGAACAGATATATCACGAAGAACGCAACGCGTTCAATCACCAATATCACAACTTCACGTATATAACCACTTCACGATCCGACGATATTAGAACAACAACAACAAAAATACAAGCGGAAGAGCTGCTGGTGAATATTGAAAAACAATATTCAATCGACCCCGATACTAGTAAAAAAGTAGCTAACATGGCACTACAATTGTTGGCTATGGAACCGAACACTCCTGGAGTGCGAATCTTCTGCCACTCAGAGATGGCTAAACCTCTCAATCAATTTCTCAATCCAAATAGTCACATAATTTATACGAAAAAGGAACGACAACAACAATTCAGGACATGGCAAAAGGATATCCGTTTATGGGGTAGTATCGAAACCGATCGAGCAGAAGAAGATTATCAAAGCTTAATCGGAATGGATGATATGATTCACCTACACTCAGAAAAAAATGAACAAGAGTGGATTGATGCCGCTGTGTTACTACTTGACTTTGAATTAGAAAGAGAACAATCAAGTGTAGTATTACGACTGTGTTACCAGGATGCGCTCAACAAAGCATTACAAATCTTGGAAGACGACTATACCGAAAGGTTAGTTCCCAGAAAAGTTCTTAAACAAAAGATTCAGGCAGCACTAACTCCACAGGAGGATCAAAAATGATAAGAAAAGAACTAAAATGTGTTTCGGGTGATACAATAAAACACGTCGGAGAAGAAACATCAGCAATATACTATTTAGATTGCGCAAAATATCTAATCCAAAAACATAATACTCAGATGAAACCGCCTGACAGAGGTACCAAAATTATGGCCCTCCGTCATATATATGACACACCAGAAAACTTCGGATTCCTTGTCAATGATGATACAGTAAATGAATTGGAACACGACTTATTGGTAGCTCAACCAAGAGATTTTTCACTCGACACAACTCTTAACGAGATGCAATGTGAAATCCAATTTTTCCTACTCGGAAAAGAAACCGGAAAAGATAAATACTACTTCGACTATATACAGAACGCAACCTTAAATCAAACCGAATACCATGAAGAATTCATTAGAGAGGCATTCAAGTTCCTCGCCGCCGAAACTGACGGAGAGCGTACGATCTCCACCACGGAAATGTATCAGAGAATCTTATCAGAACCAATCACATTAAATGCAGTAATAAAATCATATATGAAGGAGAACAAAAACCATGAAAACGACACCAAAGAAAGTAAAAGACCCAGCAAAGAAAATTCAGGAACAAATGAAAGGAAAGATCGAGAGAACCCTGTTCAACCTGGCCAAGGAGGGAAAATCCAAGGAGATGGTACACATATCGAGTTTGATGAGCAAGAATGGGACATTGGATGAGGCGTACACTCACTGTAATCAAATGGCTCCGGTAAAAGAAAAGAAATACGAACCGGATTTCTACGAAAAGATGAGGGCGTTAAAGGCGGAATACGCCAAACAAAAATGATTTTTGAGCTGCTACGTTGGGCAGCATGGACAGTGATAATCATCTATATCATAGGACACCTACCAACACCAGGCAAGAGTTGGCCTGACACAGAAGAAGAGGAGACAAAAGATGAACGCATATAAAATAACAGTAGAAGCCAAAGCTGATACACCAATGGAGGTTGGAAGATTAGCAACAATGGGTCCCGTCACTGAAATAACAAGAACTGATGATGGAGACTTCACCATAACTATGTATTCAGATGATGAATACGACATTAAATCGGCATTAAGCAGTTTCACTGACAGCTTCGTCCACGGAAAATTGTTTGTTACTATCGAAAGAGAAGACCCAAACGCAAAATTTGATTGGGACACGATTCTACAACACGCATCTCAAACCCTCCATGAAATGAGACAAAAACGAGACAGCCAACTAACGGAGGGTACAAAATGAACACCCCATACTTTTTGAATACATCAAGATTGGATACGATTATCGGAAATGTGTCAACTACTACGCTAATTACTATTCTCGATCTGGTTCGAGACGATAAAAATCCTAATGAGTTACTTACAGAAATCGAGAAGTCTTTTGATCACTGTAATGCGCAACACTCGATAACTGACTACATTGAAACTCTTACAAAGCAGTGTATAGACAGAGCACACAGAAAACAGTGGCTAATTCAATACAAAGGTGTAAGAGATGAGGAACACCAACACATCGACGTCCACAATGCTCTTCACATGAATCTACGCAAACAATTAATGCCAGATGATACAACAACGGAATCAGTAATACTGACTGATATAGAGGCAAATGTAGATATCGGTAACTTCTCTTCATCACAATTACAAAGTGCCTATCATCATTGCAATGGAGACCTTATTAACAGAATACTCCCTGAAGATGAATTAAAAGAAGTAATCGCATTCGAATTGAGAGACAGAGGAGAAACAATGGAAGATATCAAAGCCTCTAACTGGACTTTAGACGAAAAAGAAGCTGCATACCAATTCAAAGAGAAGATGCTTATCATGGAAGCTCAACTCGGATACCCCATAGGTAAAATGCTTCAAATATCAAAATGGGATCCGATAGAAGAGACCTTTTAATAAATTTAAGTAAGCTCAAGTGACATAGAAGAAAAAAGGCCTTCAGTACACACTGGAGGCTTTCTTTTTCCTGTCAGATGAAACAATAAAAAATTTTCCTGTCAATCAAGCACATCCAGACATATGGGGGCCGGTGTGCAAGCTTGACAGTGCGTGTCCAATTTCAGATTGAATTTTTTTCAATTTTTGAATTGGGGGATTAGAAAAGATGCCCAATTTTGTTGATATTAGTCGGTTTAACCACTCTTTAGGTGATTAGGGTGATTAGGTGAGTAATTCTAATCACCCACCAAATTTTGTTGATATTAGTGGGTTTAACCACTCTTTTGGGGATTAGGGATTAGGATTCTCAAATGCCCCTATATTACTATAGTTTTTAATTCTATAGGACTCCTACAATTCTTGATTTTTATTA